ATGTATTCCTGCTCCAAAACCTTTGTCGGGGCTGCCGTAGGACTTGCCATTGCGGACAACCGCGTGCGTTTGACAGACCGCGGCGGTGCTCTCTTCCCCCCGCCGTTAGGCGGTGTGGTCGTTTTTAGAAAAATGAATATAGGGATATAGGGTGCGGTGTCGGGCGGTGTTCCTGCTCCCTGCGGTCGCCCTTGTCGGCGGTAACTGTAACAATGGCGAGAACTGCGGTGCGGATTACTTGAATTTGAACAATTCTGCGGGCAATGCGAACTGGAACATCGGTGCGTCCAATTTCTTCTCATATCGGAGCGTTTAATCAAATGCAGCCTATATCCCACGCCACAAGGCGAAAATCATTCCGAATATAGGGTCGGTTGAGTAAGCATCCGCACAAAAACCGATAGGAGATAAGAAAATACTATATGAGAAGTTACAACAACCTATATGAACCAATGTTACAAGACGACTACATAAAACAGTGTTTTATAAATGCATCCAAAAAGAAAAAGAACAGGAATGATGTGCGGGAGGTATTAGAGAACCTCGATGAACACACAGAACTCTTGAAAAAGATGTTGACAGAGGAGTTGTTCATTCCGGACTATCACAAACCGAGCATCATCAACGAGAGCAGCAGCAAGAAAACACGCCGTATATTGAAACCGCATTACAAATATGAGCAGGTTATTCATCATTGTGCAATAGGTCAGTTCAAACCGATTGTGATGAATGGATTGTATGAATTTTCATGCGGGAGCATTCCGGACAGGGGTGTTCATTACGGAAAGAAGTACATGAGAAAATGGCTTGATTCCTACGACGGAAAGAAATTCTTTGTTCTCAAGATGGATGTTCACCATTTCTTTGAATCCATAAACCGGAGAATCCTCAAAAGGAAACTCAAAGAGGTAATTCGAGATAAACGGTTTTATAGATTACTCTGCATACTGATTGAACATGACAAAATAGCACTCGTTGCAAAGATTTTGACGGATGCAGGTGTTGAGATAGATGCAGAGCAGACGAAAACGCTTGTCGGATGCATAGCATTTGACGACATCTCCGGAGCGTTGGAGATATTGCAGGAAATCGGCATCACAGGAGCGATGTTTGATGAACTGAAAGAAATTATTGAGGAGATGCGAAAAGGCGTTCCGTTGGGATATTTCACATCACAATGGTTCGGCAATTTTTACTTGAAAGCACTCGACCATTACATCAAAGAGGAACTCCATGCAGAGCATTACATGCGATATATGGACGACATGGTGATACTGGGAAAGAGCAAAAAGAAACTGCACAAAATACATGCAGCAATCGAAACATATCTGAATGACAATCTCGACCTTGAAATAAAAGGTGATTGGCAGGTGTTTAGATTTGAATATCCGGTATTTGATAAAGGCGGGAATCCGGTACTTGATAAAGACGGAAAGCAGGTCACAAAGGATCGTATGCTTGATTTTATGGGATTTCAATTTCACCATGACCGGACAACCATCCGGAAATCAAACATTGAGGCTGCGAGACGTAAGGCAAACCATATCTCAAAGCAGGATAAAATCTCATGGTATAACGCATCGGTGATGTTGTCATATATGGGATTGTTCAAACACACAGACACATACAACTATTACATTGATTACATCAAACCGAAAATCAATGTCAAGAAACTCAAGAGGATAGTTTCAAAGCATAGCAGAAAGGAGAATGAACATGACAGACTGGAAAAAGGTGACAGGAACACAGCCGGACAAGCCGGAGGAGGTCGACAGGACATCGTCGCCGTCAACGGTTTACCTGCGTAAGAACATCGAACAGGTGACAAGAGAGGTTGAGGGCAGCGACGGAAAGATGCAGACAGTAACCGAATGGCAGTACGACGAGAAAGAAATGACAGTCAAGGAATATGAGAACATGGCACTCATGAAGTCAGTCGTTGAGGAGAACACATCCGGAATCGTCGAATCAGTGACACAGTTTCAGAAAGATGCGGTCATTGACGAATACACACAGCAGTTGATTGAGGAGGGGTTGATTTAGTATGAAAATGCTTGTTGAAAGTCTCAAAAGAATGTACAAAAAAGGCACTCTCACAAAGGAACAGATTTCCGAGCGTGTCGCAAAGGGCAGTATTTCAGCGGATGAATATGAATATATCACAGGAGAAAAATTCTCCGGCGGTGATACAGAATGAGTCCGCTTGAAATAATATCACGATTGTGCGATGTGACGGAAAATCTATCGGCAATCGTGAAAAAACAGCAAACAATCATTGAACAGTCGAAAATCGAGGAGGCGGTCAGAGCGGAACTCCGGCAGGAGGTAGAGGAGACAGACAGGGAGATGGATGTTCTCGAATATCACATGCGGAAATACTGCGACACCGACGACATCGAGGCGACAGAGTTCGGAAAGGAGAACGCCGTTGACGATTGAGGTTTCCTTGCTAATCTCCGGAGTGTCGGTTGCATTCGCAATCTTTTTCGGAATCTGCTCAAAGCAGAGGAACGACAAAAAAGACACACAGGAAGAAACGGAGAGACGAGCAGAAAATGACACAATGGTGGTTGTGAAACTTGAGAACATCGCAGACGACATCAAGGACATCAAACGGGAATCAAGAGAGAACCGTGAGGAGATGAAACAGTTGAGAGAGCGTGTTGTCATTGTGGAACAGTCACTCAAGAGCTATCACAAGAGACTGGACGGAGAACAGCATTCCGACCGATAACAGGAGGGCAGGAAACAGGCAAGAATCAACCTCACAGAAAAGAGGCAATACATGAGAATGACAGAACAGGAACGACGCATCAGAATCCGGCATCTGAAAAGAATGTACCGGATAAGGGAGCGAAAAGAGAGACATGACAAAAAGGTGTCCGGTCTGTTCATGAAACGTGTTGTATTCACTTTGATTCTTGCAGCATTTATCTTTACGGTCGTGATGATATTTGTGTTTTTGCGGATGGGTTCAGAACCGTCGACGCTGATTGAGAATGTATTCAGATTTCTTTCAGTTGAGGGCGGTGCAATGGCACTCATTAAGTCCGTGAAAACGGTCAAGGGAACAAAGTCAAACGGAGAAATACAACACAATGACGAACCGGAACAGGATGACGAGGAGGTACAAGGATGAAATACATCGTCGAGAATTGGTTTGTGATTGTGGGTCTGATTGCGGTATGTGCAGCGGGAGGATATGCAGTATATGTTTTCGTGAAAATGCCGTCAGACAAACAGTTGAACAAAGTGAGAGAATGGCTGCTCTATGCAGTCACAAAGGCAGAAAAGGAACTGGGAGGCGGTACAGGTCAAATCAAACTGCGATATGTATATGATATGTTCGTCGCACGGTTCACATGGCTTGCGAGAGTGATTTCGTTCGAGGCTTTTTCGATAATGGTCGACGAGGCACTTGAGAGAATGAAAAAGATGCTTGAGAGCAACAAAGCGATGCAGACGCTTGTGAGCGGTGAGGCAGGTGAAACGGTTGAAAAGGATATGTGATTTCGCAACCGGAAACGCACACACAATCGTGCTGATATATGCAATCGTCGCTGTCATCGTATGGGTGGCGGTAAATCTGTATTTTTGGAAAATTTCTTTTGATTTAGACAGAGAAATTCGGGAAGAAATGAGAGAATACGGGGATTGCTATTCTGACACGGACGAGGCAAAATTCGGGAAACACATAACAAGGTTGACCGGATTCATCATTTCAATTCCTGCTGCGGTGATGTGGTGGTGTACACCTCTAATCGTGGCGGGATTGATGATATATGACAAGATACAAGAAAAGAATCCGGAATTGTGCGGATTCAAAGCAGACGATTTTGACAAGGAGGAAAACAAATGATTTCAAATTGCGGACATGACGAAAACGGAAGATACTCCGGAGGAAAAGCCGGAGACCAAACAGGTACAGAGTGGCAGGTTATAAATTGGTATAGTAGACCGTGGAAATGCGTTCTCCGTCACCCGAACGCAAAAGTGAGAGCGATGATTGCGAGCATGGCAAAGGCAGCAGCAGTCAATAATAAAATCGGATATTGTCAGTCTCACAGAGGTACATTTTGGACGAATCTTGCAGATTCAAATTTCGACCCTGCACAGATTACAGTTGCATGTGAGGCAGACTGTTCATCCGGTGTCGCTGCAATCGTAAAGGGAGCAGGTTACAGACTGGGAAATGAGAAAATGAAGAATGTGAGCATTTATCTCTATACCGGAAACATGAGAGCGGGTCTCAAGGCAGCAGGATTCGAGGTGTTGACAGATAGCAAATATCTGACATCGGATGCGTATTTGCTTGAGGGAGACATCCTCCTCAATGACAATGCTCACGTTGCAACGAACCTCACGGACGGAGCGAAGTCATCCGGAACAGGTGCATCCAACACAACACCAGTCAAGAGCAATACAAAGGTCGACGTTGCACACGGGTTCAACAAGAGCCTTGCAGGAACTTATAAGGTGACTGCATCCGGATTGAATCTCCGTGCGGGAGCAGGAACAGGAAAGTCAATCCTTGCGGTGATGAAAAACGGCGAGAAAGTCCAGTGCTATGGATATTATAACGATTGCAACGGTGTGAAATGGTTGTATGTGGTTTACAAGAACATCGTCGGATATGCGTCAAGCAAGTATTTGAGCAAATAGGAGGGATAATCATGCTATACTATTTAGGCAAAGGAACAGAGTTCAAGAAAGAGGACTGCAAAGAGTACAAGACCATCGAGGGAGCAATGAAAGCAGCAGCAAAGGACGAGAGCCTTGTTGTGTGGGATGAAAACGGAAACGTCATCGGCTCACTCACAGACAATGTTCCGGATGGAGCATTGCAGACGAATCCGGACGGTAGCGTCAACGCATACGATGCGGACGGAAACAAGGTCGGAACGGTCGATGCAGAAACCGTTGAGAAAATGACAACATTCAAGAGTGGCGAGGATGCAGCAGGGCAGCAGGAGGATGCAGAGGACGGGGAAACAGCCTCAAACGATGTAGAGGCGACAAATCCTCCGTCTGAACCGGAAACGGGCGAGAATGGGGCAAATACAGAGCCACAGGAGGCAGAGGACGAGCCGGAGGACAAAGTCATCATCCCGCGGGGAAAAATGAAAGTGACGGTCATTTGTGACGGCTCACTCAACATCAGACGTTCCGCAGCGTGGGGCAATGAGAACATCTGCGGTCGTGCTATCAGAGGACAGTCATATTATGTGAAAGAGATTCATGTTGTGGACGGAAAGAAGATGGTCAGAACAATCGGCGACCTTTACCTCTCCGGAGAATCAGAGCATGTACAGTTTGAACAGTTATAAGAGCATACAGACAAAAAAAGAGGACGGCATCCGGAAACGGGTGTCGTCCTTGTGTTATAATGGATTTATGAACGTGCTTGAATTTTGGCAATCAACGCATCCTGCAAAACTTTTGAATAGTTGATACCGTAATTTTCACATGCAGTATTGAGCCATGCAGGAATACTCAAAGTTTTCTTAACCGCTTTGTCATTGTACGCACGGGCGTATTCGTCGAGGTTGACACAAATCAAATTGACAAGTGCTGCATCCTCGTCCTTTTCAACTGCATCAAGAGGGGTCGGAGCGGGAAGAACATCACCATCACGCAAGGATGTGAATAAATACTGACCGCAAGCCTCTTGAGCCATTGCGAAAGCGTCCGCAAGGTTATCTCCGTAAGTTGCTAAATCATTGAGGTCGGGGAAAATAACTGAATATCTCCCGTCGCCCTCCGGATAAAAAACAGCAGGATAAATATAATTCATGATAACGCTCCTTTCTTTAATGGGTGGCAGGTCTCATTTGAGACCCGCCTGTTTGAGTATGGAGTTGACAACCCTTTGAGGAATGTCGCCCCGATGATTTGGGATTGTAACTTTTCCCGTTTTGGTTGGATGCTTGTATTGATGATGTGAACCTCTCACATCTACCAGTTCCCAACCGTCATTGAGGACTATTTTTTCAATTTCTCGAAATCTCATTTGTATTGTTTCCTCCTTACAAGTATATAATAACACGTATAATACGTAATGTCAATATAAAATACGTAAAATACGTAAAAATATTCAAAATTATAAAAGGTAAATAATAATAAAACAATGGAAAAGTGTTTGAGAGAATATGCGTAAAAGACGGGTAACTGACAAACAGTCAAAAAATGCCGTAAAATAGGCGTTCGGAGTTATCAAAGAGATAATCTTTACAATCCAAAGCGTCTTATTGCGCTTCAGAAAAGTATGTTACACCCCAGAATTTCGGTTCTGGGGTGTTTTTTGACATTAATTACATTAACCCTTCATCTGCATCCTATACTTAAGTGGCGAAACAAGAAACTCCTTTTTAAATGCATAACTAAAGTAGCTTGTACTTTTAAATCCGCATTCATATGCAATTTGATCTATTGGTTTGTCAGTATTTGACAGTAAAACTATAGCATGTTCTAATCTTACCTTAGATAAATATCTTGAAAAAGCTTCTCCTGTATTTTGTTTGAATAGCCTTGAAAAATGAGAGCTGGAAAAGCTAAATAATTTACAAATATTATACACATTTATATCAGTCATATAATTAGAGTCTATATATCTCATAACATCATTGATATTTTTGTTTATTTTCTTGCCCTGGCTGCCGTTTATATCATGAGATAACTCATGCTCAATAATAAATATAATTAAGTATGTAAGCAATGCCTTTAATTTAGAATCTGAGTATGGTGAATTAATATTATACTCAGTCAGCATCTTTTCAAAAATATTCCGGACAACTTGCTGGTCTTCCTGATTCAGAATGTGGTATTTTTCAGCGTAGAATCTGTTAAATGCAACAGCAGATATTTCTGACTTTATATAATCAGCTATATCAAATGAATATTTAATAAGTATGCTGTTATGCGTTTCATTGCTGGTATAAAAGGTCTGGTGATGTAATCCAAGAGGCATTGTTCCAACATATCCTCTGAGAATATCCCACTCTCCATCAGTTGAGTATACATGATGACTGCCAGATATCTGAAAACCAATCTCATAATGTTTTATACATGCACTCATTGATGGCATATGAAAATTAATATCTTTTCCGTTATAAACGATACTTCTGTTTATTTCAAAATTATTACCATCTTTTATAGGTCTTGGCATGCATTTTACTTCCTTCCAATGATATTAAATATAAAAATAGCATAATATCTAAAATTCTATTTGTAAAGTGATATTTTTTTTAAAGAAAGCGACAAATTAATAATGTATAATATATATGTAACTAAGCAATTGTTTTTTGAGGGGAGATTAGTAATGAATGATGAGAGAATGCCAATTAACATTTATAAACTTGATGCTGGTTATAATGATAAGGGAATGAATAGTAATGAACTTATTAAAGATTATAAACGGAATATACACAAATGGTATTTTATAGCTGCTGTCGACATTGTGTTTGCCTTGATTATAGCATTTGTTAATTTTAAAGTTCCTGACACGGTAATGATGAGCCTGATTATTTATATTGTAGTATTGGCACTGCTTATAGTAAGTATTGTCAGGATTCATGGATATCGTTTACACTGTAGAAGTATACAAGGGGGATTTAACAGATGAAAAAATATAAGCTGAGTACGAGGATAAGTGTCTATATAGCTGTGATTTTATCGCTGGCTATGAGTGGGTTGACCATAAGAAGCCTGATTGTTAAAAGAAATGTTCATTCAGTAAGTGTTACATTATATGGAATTGTATTTGTATCATTACTGGTTGTGTCAGCAGTTTCATTGATTGTGTACATATACAAGAGTAAGATTGGAATATATGTAAGTATTGCCTGTCTGGTTATTATATTTGCATATGGAATTATAATGAAAGATTCACCATTACAACTCATAATTATATTTCTGCCAGTTATTTACGCTATGTTTTCAACTAGAGAGTAATTGGAAAAATTTAACTTTCTTCGATTGGACTTCCAGCGGTTCTTAATAAGGAAGGGGCAAAAGTGAGGGTCAAAGCTCAAATTGATTTTATAAAATATCATTATGAAACAGAATGTACAGTCAGGTGGAATGAAAACCTATCAGAGACTAAAATTAAAAATGCTAGTATTACGGCGGTGTAAGCATTTGTTGCGGATGGTTGATATATTAGAGTTAATATGATACTTGCGGATTTAGAAGTCGACACATTTAATAACATTGGCATTGAGATGGAATAATATTCTTTCTTCAATAAAGTGATGAGTAGTTCTGGGAATGTGTGGGTAGTGCTACGCACATAACAGATATGTAACACTACCAGACACAAATTCCCAATCTATGGGCTCTTCACGCTCTACAAACGCTTTCAAAGAGATAAGATTTCAACAATCCAGTGCGTCTTACGACGTTCCAGAAAAGTATATTACACCTCGGAATTTCGGTTCTGGGGTGTTTTTTTAGTTTGTGAACTATGGTATTATTATAATGTAATGATTTTTCAAAAGGTAAAACGAGAAATATGAGATTTGATAAGAGAACGTTTTAATAATGTATTATATCATACAGTACAGGAGAGCCATATATGATTAAAATAGCATTTTTTGATATAGATGGAACATTGTTGAAAATGGGATGTAAAGAACCGACAGATAAAACAGTTAAGGCGTTAAATTCTCTTCGCCAGAATGGAATATTGCTTTGTATGGCAACTGGCAGAGGCTATCTTTCAATCCCTAAATTCAAAGATATTACATTTGATGTGCTGCTTACATTTAATGGTTCATATGTAATGGCTGGAGAAAAGATTATTTTCAGGAATCCCTTGAATAATAATGATAAACATCAAATAATTCAAAATCTTAATAAAATGAACAGAGCAGCTGCAATCAGCAATGAGCATTTTATTGTTACTAATGGCACAGATGAGCATCTGGAAGAGTACTTTAAATTTGGAAATGAAACATTGACAATTGCAGATAATTTTGATGAGTTATGTAAAGAAGATATTTACCAGATTATGTGTGCGTGCAGAAAAGAAGAATACGCCCAGATACTGCAAGGAACTGAAAATACCCAGATAACTGCATGGTGGGATAAAGCAGCAGATATAATTCCATTGAATTGTGGTAAGGGAAATGCTGTAAATGCAGTGCTTAATTATTATGGATTATCGAAAGATGAGGCGAGTGCTTTTGGTGATGGTAGAAATGATATTGAAATGCTAGAAGCTGTTGGTACAGGAGTGGCCATGGGGAATGCCATTGATGAAGTCAAAGCAAGAGCAGATGTCATATGTAAATCC